TCTCTTATCTTTTTAGTGATCACATCTAACGACATTAGCAAAGTTTCATCAGATTCAGAACTCTTCAACCAGGACTCTATTTTTTTTTGAGTTTTTAGCGGGATCCAAATTGTGTAAATTGTAAAATATAAAAAGAATGAAAGAATCCAGACCAAAAGAAATTGTTGATCTGTCATTAAAAGAATTTATCCTTGATATAATCAATACCGATCTTAAATCCTTTTTGCTGCATACATGATGCGATCCAGAATGGACCTGCGATCCTATATGTAATACCTAAATTCGTTTTGGCATTAGCTACACAGGCACCCAGGGCACTTTGAAAATCGTGTGATGCTTCCGTTACTGGATCTATGAAAGTTTCTGTTACTGCTTGTTTAGATTCGTCGATCATATCTTTAATTAAGTTTTTCAAGTTTTCGGGTATATCTTCCAAAACGTCTAATAGATCAGCCATCATTTTTAGAGAGTCTGTTGTTTTGTCATACATCGCAGCCAGGACAATACCCCTGGGGAGGTTCAGATCAACAGCCGGTACCACCTCAGCAATAGCGATCAGATTATTCATGGCATTAACTTTCGGATCTATCTTAGATAATCCGATCCAGGTAATAGCCTGGATAAATGGAGTGAATGCTTTGATTAATTCAGGGGTGATAATATCCCAGTTGATCGGAGGAAGTTCTTTCTTCATAATCTATATCCTGTTAGCATGCATGAGATAGATCCATTATTGGCACTTTCTGTTGCCTGGATCTTAACTGTTGAATTTGGGGGAATGATGAATTCAAACATTTTAGGTTGGTCACCACTGTTATCAGCATTGACAACGAATTTTTCAACGAATAATGCCTGGCCATCAACGTTGATCGTATATGAAAGAACTTCTCCCACTGAGATCGCGCTCCAATCTATACCCAGGGTGATACGCGTCAGGTAAAAGTAGGAAGGATTCGTATAACTCAGGAGAGTGACGGCTGAAGAAGCCAGGGTGTAGGAACCTGACCAACCGTATATGTTCCCATCTTTTACCCTTGAAATAGACTTAGACGCGGCTAGGGTCATGCATAAACTTTGCCCGTTAATGTTATTTGGGCGGGGTGTGTGGTTGTATCTGTGGCGTTTAAACAACCAATTTTAACGTTGGTATGACTAGGTATCAAGAGATCAACATAAGTACCAGCATAAGGCTCAGAGGATACAAGATTAAGGGCTTCACTCGCAAATATTAATATATCATTCATAAAAATTTGCATTTCAACATTATCGTTTCCAGCTTCACTAAAACTCCAATATACTCGACATTGAATATATTCACTTCCAGTAGTATGATCTAAACCAGCAGTAAAATTATTATCATAAGTTATTGTGCCGCTATATCCATAAACGTGGTTACGTACTATTGAAAGACCCTTATTAGGACCGAGGAACGTTGCTATGTTCTTTTTAGCCATTCATAATCTATTCAAAGTAAAGTGTGACAGATCCAGACGAAGCCGCCATACTACCGCCACCACTAATCTGAATTGCGATCTGTAGATCTATATTATTTGCAGTGCCAATTGGGAACGATACTGGAACGGATTGATAGCCTTGTGCACACGCTGCGTCAGCAGTGTCACCAGCTACACCCCATATGGTAAAGTTCTGTTCTGAAAAGTCGGATCCTAATAGTCTGCATACAACCTGGGCGCCTTTTGCGTTAAATACATCAAAGGCACAATCCACTTTTACAATTCTCTGGGCACCGCCAGGCACCATTATATTTCCCAGATTACTGGAATTCATGTTATCAGTCAAAGAAAAATATTCTTTGTCCGTGGGCGTGCTGTCAAAAGTTCTTGATATTGTTGTTACCATTTAGAGTCTAAAGTAAAGCTTACTTCCTCCGAGTTTTAGTTGTGGAAACTGCCTTCGTGCGAATGCTCCCGCAGCCGCAACCAGTCCAGCAGTAACTAATGTCTTACGTCCCAGGTCGCTCCCGATCATACTGATCGCATTACCAGCGAGGGTACTGAATGCCTGGCCTAATTGACCGTCCGTAACATCCTTGATTACACCTTCAGCCTGGAATTTACCGTTAAGCACTTTCCCTGCATTAAGGTAACTTGCTATGGCAAGGCCTGAAGCCATGCCCGTCACACTTGGGTGTGGTATTGATTTTCTCATATTGCTCCTTTTTGGATTATTCTTGCGAACGTATGCCCTGCGGGCAGTCTTACGGACGCCGCCTTTCCTGGTGGATCGCCTGGTGCGTTTGGATGCCTTGAAGGCGCGCCATCCTTTCTTGAATCCCATCTTTGCGTATTTCTTAGGGAGTCCAGGCTTAGGCACATCCCCATTTAGGAGAATTGCCTATTTAACCTAATTGGGGGCTTTGGAACAGTGTTTGCAAAGTACTGATCCATTAGGAGATCTAACCCCAATATATGACTTAGTCCAGGCTTCACATCTAATGCAAATTCCACCAGTCCGATTGTTATCGGGCATTAAAGTTCCCTGCACAATTTAATAACTTTCATAATTATGATCGCTTCTCTTTCAATTTCCGCAACGCCATCAGGACCGATTTTGCATTCAGTCGGCATCATTGTCTTTGGATCTAAAGCCTGGTGCATGTCTTGAGCGCAATAAATACAACGTTCACCCTGGTTAAAATTATGATTAATCATCCATTCACCAGTGATTCATTAAAACGATCCTGCATTTCTTTATCCCATACCCATTGACCTTTGTACCCACAATCAGAACACTTTTCAATGCCTGGTGGATTCAATGCCTGACAATCACGTTGATCGCACTGCCAGTAATTACGATAAACATCGAATACCGTTAAAGGATCATAAGCAGTCAATGCCATGTTAACGATATGCGACCTGGTGCCTGGATTCTTCTCCAGGTATCTATCTATCAGATCAGAGAGTTTGCGGTCCATACTGATCGATACAGGTATAACTCCGCGTCTTTTCCTACCCATTAATCCCACCCCCTAGCTTGTTTCAATACTTCAAATACATTAACGAAATGTTGATACAGATCAGGTAGTTCGTTTCTTAAGTGGTGCACACTGTCGAATGACATTTCCTGACAGTAGTCAAGAATCGCATAGTACGACTCTATCGCTTGCCCTGGATCAGTTATATGATTTTGTTTCATAGTTCCTACACACAAAGTTACTGAATACCTACTATATAATATTATATCTGTTATTAGAATGAACCCGAAACACTATACTCTAGTATACTACCTAGAACCCTTTATACCTATATTATATATATAATAGTATATTCTTTCTTCTTTTCTGTGTTGAAATAGGGGGTATTCTGCGTTTCTGTGCGTTTTAGGTGCGTTCTTCTGCGAGTCCCATGCGTGAGACTGTGTTAGTAGTGCGTTTCGGTTGATTTTTAACTGCATCAGTAATCATCGGCAGCATTTTAGAAGCAAGTGCTTGAACATACCAGGGTTGACCTGATAGATCCTGGGTGATATTATGCAACAAAGAAAGATTCGAACCCTCTTCAGATCCCTTCAGTTCTTGCGCAGCATTTCCCATTGCTCCAGCCCAGAATTTTTTAAGACTGTCACGCGCTTGTGGAAGCATAAATTCCTCGAAATCAATTAACATCTGTTCTCTTATCTTTTTAGTGATCACATCTAACGACATTAGCAAAGTTTCATCAGATTCAGAACTCTTCAACCAGGACTCTATTTTTTTTTGAGTTTTTAGCGGGATCCAAATTGTGTAAATTGTAAAATATAAAAAGAATGAAAGA